TCTTCCATCGATATATGAAATTCAGTTTTATTCCGCATATCTAAAAACAAAAAATATAAAAGATAAAGGAATTCTTTTATCGTCTTCTATATTTAATACTAAATATATAAGTAAAACCGATAGTAATTTTATAGGAGATCAGTCTTTTGCTTATGGTCAAGTTATACAGAGCACCGAGCAGGAAAACTATAAAACAGTTTTAGTGAATAAACGAGTTTCTCAAACAGTATTCTTTTTTAGAAAAATTATACTAACATAAGGATGATTTATCATGGGATGTAATTGTAATAAAAATAAAGCAAATCAAAATTTACCAGAAAATAATCAATCAGTTAATCCTCAACCAGACCCAGTTTTTAGAAAAGAAGAAATTGTTCCTCAAGGAGCACTTAAGCAAAAACTTACTATGATGCAAAGTTTTGCCATGGCAGTTGCTTCTCGCGGTCTTAACAACGAAAAAGTTACAAAACCTATAAAGCAACTACGAGTTCTAAGTTGTTTTGGTAACAAGAATCAAGGTGGTGTCTTACCGCCATGTGAACACTTGAAGGAATCCTCAACCCCAGGCAAACATTTTTGCGGAGGGTGTGGATGTGGTGATAAAAAGGGTACATGGTTGGTTTCTGAAGGTGATGAATATTCAAAATTAGATTACCCAAAACTGAACTGTCCACTACAGATGCCTGGATTTACAAATTATGAAAAATCAAAACCAGAAGAAGGAACTCCACCAATAACTAGAAGATACTTTATAGAACAACTTCCGTTTAAAGAAGTTGAAAAAGTACAGGTTACGGTTCATGAATTTCCCAAATCAACATAAATCGCAAAATAACAATTAAAATTTAAAAAAGATCTCCTTATAAATAATGTAAGGAGATCTTTTTATGCCGTCATCACCAACAGCACCAAACTCAAGAGAAACACTGATTGAGCATTGTCTTCGTGCTCTTGGTCATCCTGTAATTCAAATTAATGTCGATTCGCAGCAATGCGAAGACCGTCTGGATGAAGCACTTCAGTATTTTACTACTCGCCACTATGATGGTGTACAAAAAGTTTATTTTAAATATCAAGTCACACAAACAGACCTAGATCGTGGATATATCAATGTTACAGATATCGATAATCCAGCAGACGATCCAGAAGGTCCAAAAGGCGAAGATATAGTATCCGTTGTAAAAGTATTCCGTTTCGGTACTTTGTCTGGTGTCAACATGTTCGATGTTCGCTACCAGTTAGCACTTACAGATTACTTCGGCATCAATCGTGGTTTGAATGGCAGTCAATCAACACCGCTCGCTGGATACCAGGTAACAATGTCATACATTAGTTTACTTGAACAATTCTTTAGTCCAGAAAAGGGAATTCGTTTTAGTAAAGTTACAGATAAAATCTATGTTGATGCGTTTTCACAAGATATCCCTGCTGGTCATTATCTTGTGATTGAGGCATACGCTGCTCTTGATCCAGATATTCATACAAAAATATATGATGATCGTCTTTTAAAGAAGTATGTAACAGCACTCATCAAAAGACAATGGGGTGCTAATATGATGAAATATGATGGAGTTCAATTGCCAGGTGGAATTACATTCAAAGGTGCTCAAATATATCAGGAAGCAATCAATGAAATTGCCATGGTTGAACAAGAATTTGAAAGATCTTACGAACTACCGATAGATTTCATGATCGGATAACATATGGCAACAAATCCCTATTTCAAAGAATATGTTGGAGAACAAGATCTATTACACGATCTTACAATTGAAACTATTCGTGCGATGGGTAGGGATATGATCTATATTCCTCGCGAGTATGTAAATAGAGACTTAATCTTTGGAGAAGACACTATATCACGATTTAAAGATGCTTACACAATTGAAATGTATATACAAAATGTTCAAGCATTTGGTGGACAGATGAATATCATTAGTAAATTTGGTCTTAATATAACCGACCGAGTTACTTTACAAGTTGCTAGAAGAAGATTTGATCAGGAAATATATGCTAAAGATAACTCAATCAAAACACCAAGAGAAGGTGATTTGATTTATTTTCCATTCAATAAAAGTTTATTCGAAATCAACTATGTCGAAGACAAGATGCCATTCTTCCAGTTTGGTATTTTAACAACATATACTCTTACATGTGAACTCTTCACATATTCGTTCGAAGAACTTGATACTGGAATTAATAATATTGATGAGGTACAAGATAAGAGAATTAACAATATGTACTTCTTCACTATATCCAGCGGACCTGTTACAGGTGCTGCCACCTTTAAGAAAAATGATAAAATCTTTCAAGTTTCTGGAATTACTGGTGCTGGTTCAACATACGCAAACGCTACCGCAGAAGGAACAATTGTTGAACTTGGAGGAGGATTCGCATATATCAAGGGAGTTAGTGGAATATTTGTTACAGGACCATCTGGAACTGAATCGATTAAGAGTAAGGATTATGGAACTGAATATTATCTAATTAATTATTCTACAACAAATGTAAATCTTTCGATTGATCCAATTTCTGGTGTTGATGAAATTGAGAATGACATTTACGCAGAAAAGGCTGATAGAGAAATTGATTTTACTAGAGATAATCCATTCTCTGAGGAGTGTGACTAATGTTTACCGTAGGACAATCCTATTATAACGAATCCATAAGAAAAATTGTAATAGCATTTGGTTCGCTATTTGAATCAGTCTATGTTATTCGTTATGAAGAAGATGGAAGCGTTAAAGAACGCATTCGTGTTCCTCTCAGTTATGGAAATAAAGAAAAGTTCATATGGAGACTAACACAAGAAAGCAGTTTATCTAAAAACTCTAGAGTTCAAATAGTTTTACCAAAACTTGGATTTGAAATCGGAAATATGCTTTACGATCCATCCAGAAAAATTAATAGAGTTATTGAACGAGCAGACATTGTTAATGGTGTATATAAATCTGTATTTGCTGAAGTTCCATATATTATTAATTTTAGTTTATATGCTTTTACTCGTAACATGACTGATATGTTACAAATAATCGAACAAATAGTTCCATATTTTGCTCCAGATTATACAGTAACTATAAAAATGAACGATTTACACCAAACTGTAGATATACCATTTGTTTTAAACAATGTTGTAATTAATGAAAATTATGAAGGTGATTTTGAAACTAGAAGAGCGTTGATAAGTACATTTGATTTTTCAGCAAAAACTTACATATATCCAAATGTTTGTGGTTCCACTGGAGGAATAATCGAAAGAGTCGATGTTAACTTCTACGAAGGTGAAGACAGTATTTCGAATAGTTTGTACCGAGGAGATATTGGTTATACTGGGGATTATATTACAGGTTCCATTACAGAAGTGACTGGAGATTGGCCATGAATGATGAAAAACTAACAGCAGAAGAAAAATTGTCTGAAATACTTGATATTGATATTGTCAAAACTGATTCAAAGGAAGTAAAAGATTCTTTAAGTATTGTCAAGGAAGTAAAAATAAAAAGAAAAGATCAAGTCAGACAGGATTATGATTCTGCGCGCAAAAATATGAAAGAACTCATAGGTCGTGGATTTGAGGCATTGGATGGAATCATGAGAGTAGCAGAAGCAGGCGATTCACCTCGCGCATATGAAGTTGCCTCTATTTTGATGAAAACTGTAAGTGAAATAAACACTGATCTTATGAATATTCATAAGACTACAGCAGATGCTCTAGGCACAAATAAAGTTGTAAAAAATACTACAAATAATTCAATCTTTGTTGGATCAACCCGTGACCTTCAAAATATTATAAATCAGTCTCGTAGTCAACTGAAAGCGATACCAACGGAAGAAGATAATGACAGCTAAAAAAGATGGTTATCTAGGAAATCCAAATCTTAAACCTGTAGGTGTACAGCAACAATTCACTCCTGAGCAAGTTCAAGAGTATATAAAGTGTGCTACCGATCCAGTTTATTTTGTTGAAAAATATGTTAAAATTGTTGCTGTAGATAAAGGTCTTGTTCCATTTGAGATGTATGACTTTCAGAAAGATCTGATTGATAAACTTCATAAAAATAGATTTGTTATTGGAAAACTTCCTAGACAAGTTGGCAAAGCACTTCCACTTTATACTAAAATACCAACTCCAACTGGTTGGACTACTATGGAATCGTTACAAGTTGGAGACTATATTTTCGGAAATGATGGTCTTCCGACAAAGGTTATATTTAAAACAGACACCATGTATAATCATGAATGTTTTAAATTAACATTTGATAATGGTGAAGAAATTGATGCTGATGGTGAACATTTATGGACTGTATCTTCAGCAAACTGGGACCATAAACAAAAAATAGTAACTACAAATGAATTACTTGAGTATATGAAAAATAATTATACCAAGGGTGGAAGAATCTATATTAATACATGTTCCCCTTTAGATTTACCAGAGCAACAATTAGAAATTCCACCATATCTTTTAGGTCTTTGGTTGGGAGATGGGTATTCCTCTAGTGGCAGAATAATATCCCATAAAGATGATTATAACGAATATAAAACCACTTTGGAGTCTATGGGAGAAGTGATACAACACGAACGAGTGGAGAATAATTGTATTGTGTTTACTATAAAAAATTTACACACACGATTGAATCAACTTAACATACTGAACAATAAACACATACCCCAAAAATATTTAAGAGCAAGTTTTAGTCAGCGAATGGAACTTCTACGCGGTCTTATGGATACGGATGGATCATCCAGTAACAAAAAAAGAACATTTGAATTCTACCAAAAACAGAGTAGTTTATTTGAAAATGTTGTTGAATTGATTTCCACATTGGGGATAAAAACTAGAACTAACTTTAAGTCAATTAATGGCAGAATCTATAATACCTGTAGGTATACTACTGAACTTGATGTATTTAAATTAAATAGAAAATTAAATAAAGCACCAAATGCTAAACCATCAAGATCACAGGATAAACGAATTTATATAAATTCAATTGAAAAAATTGATTCTGTTCCTGTTGCATGTATCAAAGTAGATAATCAATCATCATTATTCTTGGTCGGAAACAAATTTATACCCACCCATAATACAACAACTGTGGGTTCTTATCTTTTACATTATGTTTTATTTAATCAAAATATGAATGTTGCTATATTGGCAAACAAACAATCAACTGCTATTGAAATTCTTGGAAGAATTAAAATGGCATATGAATATTTACCAAAATGGTTACAGCAGGGTGTTATAGAATGGAATAAAGGGTCAATTGTTCTAGAGAACGGATCTAGAATCTTAGCAGCAGCAACATCGTCATCTGCTATTCGTGGTGGATCTTTCAATTGTATTCTTCTTGACGAGTTTGCTCACATTCCAACTCAAATAGCAGAAGAATTCTTCACCTCAGTCTACCCGACAATTACTTCGGGTCAATCGACAAAAATGTTTATTATTTCAACCCCAAACGGGTTGAATATGTTTTATTATTATTGGAAGGGAGCAATTAACAATCAGAATGGTTATGTTCCTTTTGAAGTCCATTGGAGTCAAGTTCCAAAATATCCAGGTGGTCCTTTAAGGGATGACCAATGGAAACGGGATATGATTTCTAAAACTTCTGAGAAGCAATTTGAGCAAGAGTTTGAATGTGACTTTTTGGGTAGTTCTAACACTTTAATATCTGCTGATAAACTCCATACTCTGGTTTATTCTAAACCCCTATTGCGAACTAAGGATGGCATGTGTGTATACCAGGAACCCGTCAGAAAAGATGCCGAGAATGAAAAGTCTCAAGATCATCTTTATTTTATTACCGCAGATGTTGCGGAAGGGCAAGGAAAAGACTATACGGCAATGACAGTAATTGATGTTACTCAATTTCCATATAAGGTAGTTGCCGTTTATAGAAATAATACAGTTTCCCCTTTGCTGTTTGCGTCCGTTCTTAAAACGGTTGCCAAAAAATACAATAATGCTCATGTTCTGATTGAAGTTAACAGCATCGGTATGGAAGTGGCAAATATTTTACATACTGACCTTGAATACGAAAATATCGTTAAGACTGCCATGATGGGTCGTAAGGGTCAAATCATTACCGAAGGGTATGGTCCTGTCAAAAAGGTTCAGATGGGTGTCAAGACATCGGTGCTGACTAAAAAGATAGGTTGTCAAGTTCTTAAAAATTTAATTGAAGAAGACAAATTAATTGTTGAAGATGTTGACATTATTTCCGAATTTACAACATTTATATCCAAAAAGCAAAGTTTTGAAGCAGAAGATGGTCATAACGACGATCTAGTAATGTGTCTGGTTTTATTCTCTTGGGCAACAAGACAACAATATTTTAAAAATTTGACAGATATGGATGTCAGATTGGCAATGTATCATCAAGAAATTGAAAAAATTGAGGATGATATGCTTCCATTTGGATACTATATGGACGGAAATGTTGATCCCGATGATGAAGAAGATGATAAATTATGGTCATATGGAAACGAAAAGTGGATAATCAATACAAAAGAAAATGTAAATTTGCCGTGGAATACATATAATAAATAAAACGGTCATAAATAAGTCAAAATTATTTTTTAACTACATATAGATAGCATTTACCAAGGAGAGAACAATGGCACTAGGAAGACCAAATGTAACATTTACAATTAACGATGAATCATTAGTTAATTTAGCAGCGGAGACATTCTCATCAACTAATGGTGGAATTTATAGTCATTTTAAAGCTTTAGGATATTTAGGTACAACAGCAGAGCAAACCGATGGTGTTTACTTTGTTCCAACTTTAACTGATTGGTATGGAAGATTATCAGACAGAATCGTTGCCCTTCAGGGAGGCACAACATTTGCCCAAGGAAATACTTACTACAGCATAGGAAAATGTGCTGCTAGTATAGCAGATGGCACATATACTGGATTTACTCTTGACAGTTCACCTCAAGGTGCAACTATGTGGAGTGAAAGCTTTAGAACCGAATGGTGGGCAGTACACAACTTCTTACAATATGGTTCAGGTTGCTATGTTGGATTTAAAACTGATGGAGCATCTTTTGCAAGTGGAGCATTCTTAGAAGCACAATATGATATTTTATTCCAAGGTTCTACATTTGCTGGAATGACAGGAGTTATAGATAACAGATCATCTGGAGATAGACCAGTTATTGCTATAGTATCGGTGCCTGGAATCACAGAATCTGGATTGACATATTCAGGATCAGTTACCGCTCTCATTCCATCAAGCACTGCAGTAAAAGAATATGTAAGAATTTATGGTTCTAAAGTTCATTTAAACTCTTCAGGTTCTGGAACAGTAACAACAAATCTAACACCAGATGTTGCTGGATGCCTTGTTCGTACAGACCGTGATGCTTATCCTTGGTTCTCTCCAGCAGGAGTTAAACGAGGTAGAATTTTAAATGTAGTTAGACTTTCACATCCTGTTGGTTCTGCTTCACAAGATTTACTTTACGACAACGGTGTTAATTTTGCTGTAACCTTTGTTGGTGAAGGAACCCTGTTGTATGGAGATAGAACTGGAGAAGCAGCAACTTCAACACTTTCAAGAATTAATGTTTCTAGATTGTTCATGTATATTAAGAAAGCACTTGCTCCAGTAGCTCGCGCAGTGTTGTTCGAACAAAATGATGCTGTAACTCGCGCTTCATTTAAACTTTCTGCTGAAAGCATCAGAAGAGGGTTTTA